CGTCAATTTGAGCCAACAGAGTCGCAATTCTGCTATCAGACTGCAATTTTGTTGGGTCATAGTTTGGGTCTCCGTTAGTCTTAATATACAATTCCATTTAGTATTTATCGTGTTTTTATGAGTGCATCATCCAGTCAACTCCTTCGTCGCCTTTGATTTCTTCAATTACTGCTTCTAATTCTGATTCTCCTAAAGATTGAATTGCGTCTGCGTTTATTTGAATATTTCCTGGAAGATTAAAATTAAAGATTCCCATTTTGCTTCCTAATGAGATTTTAATCTTAGCTGCACAGTATCTAAAGAATGCCTCATCGTCAAACAATGCACATTGTGGCACTGTTTCGTAGCATTCGATAATAGTATCTTTTATAGGAACTTCGCCAGTGAATCTAAGTTCGTGTGTTAATTGACTATAATGAAATCCAGTTGGATTGTCTAGAATGCTTCTAGTTAAATCGAAGTAACTTTCATTAATTACATAATATTGTAGGTTCTCAGCACCAGAAACCGTTCCACTACCTCCATATAAACCACCATACAACATTTTTTCCATAGCAAAATCTCCAGTTGTAAATGTTACTGAAGTACCAGCTCCGAATCTAGATCCAGTAGGATATACTCCATAAACTGAAAATATCTCTCCACCACCAGATGTTATATCTTCTTTTGGAAGGGTAATACTTCTTGTTCTTTTAAAGTATGGGGTTTGAAATACAGAAACTGGAATTCCTATGAAAGTCGTTCTCACAGAATATTCGTAATTCTTATAAAACCATTTCTTGGCTCTTTCCACTATATTTTGAACTTCTTTTCTCGGTAAGTTCATTGGAATCATACAAGACCCACTAATATCGTCTGCTAACAGATTGATAAAATTAGTATAACATGTACTTGACCATGAAGGTGGTGTAGTAAGTCCTGAATCGGTACCTTGATAAATATCACTCATCTTTTAAATTATATTTTTGTTGAATCAATAATTTCAGTATCTTTAAAAATAGCTTCTTTAGTATACTTTCCTTCTCTAAAGATTCCATTATTCATTCTACCACTGTATACTCCATCGATTCCATGAACGTAACAGTTTGTTGAAACACAGCTTTTGTTAACATAGCATGAACCTATTTTAGAACCGTTTACTTGAGTTCCTTGATATAAATTACATGATAATAAATTTGCTGATTTTACATCTGACTGGAATATGTCGCATTGTGTAAGTTCTCCCATTATATTACATTTTATAAACTCGTAGTTCATAATATCGAAACAATAGGGTAGGTTACCGCCTTCAACCTGGATTCTTCCAGTATCGGAATCATAGTTAATATGTCCCTTATCTAATTGGCCATTGGTGAACAAGTGGACAACACGGTCTTTAATTTGAGGCCAGTAGATGTCAATAATATTCGGATCGTCATTTAAATCGATCTGTAAAGTAATATCTTTCCAGCCTTTATTGATGTTTCTCCAATCAAGTCTAGAGTTGATAATTTTTTTATTGTTCGTTAAGATTCTTTTTAGTTCAAGTTTATTATTACTAGAGAACCCTTCGCCTGTCGAAGTGTTCCATAATTGTAATAGGAATGAATCTAATAAATTTAAGATTTTTGATTGTTTTTTATGCCAATCTTCTCCTCCTAAATATCTAAACTCTAAATAATTCTTTGGTAATTTTTCAAAGTTTACACCGTAATACTTTGATTGAGGGAATATAAAATTAGTTTGATTAATATGGTTTCCGTCGTAGATATATGTTTCAGTTCTAGGCAAAATAAATTTAATTGACTTTGCGTACGCTGAATCTTTTCTCATTGGAAAAGCTTTCCAAACCTGCTCCTCCTTAAAATCTAAAATAAATTTAAGAGGACTCATTCTGGAAATTTGGTATTTGTTTCCAGTTAATTTAGGATCAAAACTTAAGTTAAGATGGATCGATGAACGGTCAGAAGTATAACCATTTTTATTAATCCAATCACATACTTTAATTATAATCATTCTAGCCTCTGAATAAGGCAAGGCGCCAGTAACTAATTCCATTAGTCCGGCGCCTCCACTCATATCAGGTTCTATCTTAAACTCCTTTTGATTTGGAGCAAATTCACTATGATGTTTCTTCTCGATTCTAATCTTCTTGCCTAGAACCTCAGCTAATTGCTTAGTTGTTTCTTCTAGACTTACATTTGCATAGAATTCGAATTCTACTCCTACGAGACCTTTTTGAAGAATCTCTGAATCACTTAGGTTAATCATTTACTGGATTTATATAGTTATGTTCACTATATATATCCTGTTAAGATTTAAACTAACTTTAGAAATACCTTCCTCGTTTCTTCTTCGATTCTAGTAATCACTACAGTTATTGGATCTCCCTTTTTAATATCTTGAATATTAATTCCTTCTAATTCGCTAGAATGTAAAAGTCCAGTAATTCCTTCCTCGATTTCAATAAATAAACCGTAATCTTTAATAGATCTAACAGTTCCTTGAACTTCTTGAGGTACAGTATATCTACTAGATGCTCCACTCCACGGATTAACATTAGAATCAGTTTTCTGAGTCAATGTTATTTTTGTAGTTGATATAATATCTTTAACAAAGAATGTAACTGGAGTTCCTGGATTTAAATTACCCTTAGCATAAAGTTCTGCTGTTTCGGTAGATAAATCATTGATGTGAATCATACCAGTTAAGCAACCATTAAATTCAACAAATACTCCGTATTTAGTCGAACCAGTTACATAACCTTCTTGTTCCTTCTCCATATTTGCTCTAAGTTCTTCAATATGTTGAGGAATCATTGCTTGTAAATATGCGCGATGTGAAACTACAATTGTACCTTTTTCTGGCGAGAATGAAACTGGAACAACATACATGTCCGTTCCGATTATAGATTCAAAGTTAGCTAGTTTATTAATACCTGCTAAAGATCCTGGCATGAAACATTCGATACCCTGTACTGTTACCATGTAACCTCCACCTGGAATCATTTTATCGATCCTTCCAGCGTATGCTGTGCTTTTGGTTTCAGCAGCTGCCATTAAATCATTAATGATTGCTTGTTTAGTTCCTTCAGTTACAGAACCAAGGCAGAATCCTTTGCTTGAACTATCATCGATAATTTTAACAGTAAATTCTTTATCTTTTTGAATCAACTCTTTAAAAGCAGGAGATTCTCGATCTAGATCGATGTAGATTAATTCTCTGTGACCAACATCAATAGTTGCCCATCTTGAATCCATTGAATATATTTTACCAACTAAGTGGTCGCCATTCGCAACTTTAGATATAAATTTCTCTAATGAGCCTTCATACATGTGATACATTTGCTGAGCATCTTTTGCTAAAGAATAAACTTTAACACCATGTGGTACTTTAACGTGTGGATTTCCTTTTCTCATTCGGCTAGGACAGCCTTCGGTGTGTGCATCCCAATCGAAATCTTCTAATCCTTGGGTCGGCAACTCTTTTGTTGTTTTTTGGATTAGGTCTTGTTTTTGTACTAATTCTTGTAGCATTTGTTTGTTTAAATTAAAAGTGAATTATGAGTTATATATCGAATTTAAAAAGCAGTTGGCACGAAACCAATCATCGGAACAGGACCACCTGGCGTCGGTATCTGTCCCATGTATATGAATTTTAATTGTAAGATGTGTTTTGCACAAGCTGCTGCAACTGCTGCTGCAACTGCTTTGGTTGCTGGTTGTAATAGTGGCTCAACTTTTGCTAATTTACCAGTATTCCATGCTCTTCTAAGATCCTTTGCTAAAGCCTTTTTACTTCCATAATATAGAGGTATATAAGTACCTGGTGTAGGAATCAAGCATGGTGGAACCGGAGGAGCAGATTTAAATGGTGCAACGGCGCAACTCATCCAATAATTAATTATTGCGCTTGCCATAGTATCGTAAGGATCATCCTTTCCATCTTCTGGATCGGCATCCTTCTTTTCGGAAACTGCAAGTTCATCAATCCATTGTTTTTGCAGAGCATGATACTTATCTCGATCTACCTTATAGAGTTTCCTTTTTGCTTCAATTCTATCATTCTCATTAGGTGTCGTTGCTTTATCATGCGTATTTTGGGTAACATCATCGATACCTTTTACATAACATAGTTTACAAATAAGAAAATCCGTCAACCAAGTTGGCCATACTTCTTTGTCATCTAAATGTTCTAATTGAATAATTTTTTTATTTAGAGGATTCTTTAAAGTAGTTTTAAGATTTGAATTCACGCGAAGATATTCAGCGTCTGATTCTGATTGTATGATAGCGTCTTTTTTTGATAAAAAAGAAACTAATGAAGTTTCAAGAGCATATCTTTCATTAGCAATTAATAATTCGTATTCTTTATTAATAGAGTATGCTGTCTGTAGAGTAGGCACCTTAGACTTGGTATTATAAATATTAGTATATTTTGTAGTGATCTGACTTACTATAGTTTTTCTATCAGTAACACCAAGTATTCTAGCACATTCGTCTCCTACCTTTTTACCGTATTCTTTTTCGTATCCTAATGAAAATCTAGTTAAAAATCTGACAAATTTAATATCGCCGTCATTTTGGTATAAAACTCTTTTAACAATCAATTCAAGTTTCTCATCTTCTGTTAAAACTAATTTTGGCTTTACAGCTCCATTAATAACTTCAGGTGGTTTAGTTGCATCTGTTGGAATATTAATTTCAACAGTTTGATTTAATTTATGTTGAGTATCTGGAAATGCAGAATCAACTACATTTATTAAAGTATATTTTAATTTTCCGGGAACGTCAGAAGGAACATACATTTTTACAAATCCAAATTCGTCAGAAGTAAGTTGAACCGGTTCTCCATCGTTTAAAGTATATGTAAATATGTAAGGCGCTACACCGCTTTTACCGGTGAAAGTTAAGATTGGTTGATCTTTTTCTATTGCTGCTCCGAAAATGTCAGCACTTGTTAATTCAGGTGGTGTTCCAATTGGTTTTGCTGGTTCTGGTTTAGGGGGAAAGAATTCATAGAAGTTAGTGTCTGGTAATTTATCACCCTTACTAACAACCCATTTTCTAAATTCAGCTGCTGCATCGTATTTCTTTGGAATTGGTAGTCCTTCTAATAAGTCAGCATAATTCCCATCTTTAATCTTATCTTCTAATGTAGGAGCTAAGGATTTAAATAAATCATTGAATGCTTTTTTGAATCCAATTTCTAATATCGTCTTTTGTCCAGAACTATGAAGATTTCCAAATGGGGTTTGTGCGGTTTTGACTGCATTAAAATATTCGTTTGCCACAAACGTACCAAAGTCATCTGCTCCTTTAGAAGATCGACTTGCTAGTTTTGATGATACGTTATTTATAAATAGTGGCCACTGTGCAGGCATAATGTTATATTTTATAAGATATTTATCCTAATTATTTACCTTCTTGCTGATATGGCTTATGTACTGGAGCCCATGGTTTAACAGGAGGTCCACTTGGACCGGTAGGAGTAGGATGTGTATGCGAATTATATTCAGACTTAAATGATTCTAAGAATTTTTCTAATGATTTACCCCTAACTGCAGGTTCTTTAGTATCTTCTGATGCCTCTCCAGTATTTGACAAATAAACATTACCAGCATCTAAAAAGATTTTAGTATCTGTGCTGATTTTGATATTGTTCTTCTCATCGATTTGTATTAGGGGTCTCTCCTTGGCACCCTTACCTTTTGTGATAATTATACCATCTTTAGGAGAATGATAGATTCTGATGCCACGTACTTCATCGTAGACTAATGAGATAGTTTGTTGTGCTTCATCTTCTGACAAGGCATCTAAAACCTCTGATTTTAAAATTTTACGTTGATTGACCTGATAGAAATATTCAGGATGGTATAAGTTACCATTATCAAAACGAACAGAAACAACGTCATCAACATTTGGAATTGCATGAGCACCTACAGTGCCTCTGTTTCCGCAAGCAGCCCAAGGAATATCAGCAGGTGGTACATTATCGAATTTACCAAAGACAAGAACTTTACATCTTCCATTTTTTAATGGGTCTTTGTTATCAACAACTTTACCGAGCCAATGGGTATCCCTAATGTTATCATTTCCTATTTCGTCGATTGTTGCCATGTATTATCTTTTATATACGTTTCCTATATTAATCAAAGCGTCTCGATTTGCTTTATTTAAGACGTCAACTAAAGGAGTTCCATTTAGAAAATGAACGTTCCTACCAACAGTACTTTCTATTGCAGCAGATATTTTTTTAATATCAGTTGCGGCATCTAATGCTCTTATAGCCTTTCCGTAAATATTTTCTAATGTTGGAATTCTACGATTAACTAGTCTACGTGCTTCAATTTCAGCCTCTTCGGCTTTAAACTTAGCCATTCTAGTTAAATCTTCAGTTGCTCTTTTACCAGTTTCTTTTAGTTTATCTTTAGCTTTATTCTTAAGGTTTTTCATTCCCTTAGCTAAATTCTGCTTCATCGATAATTTTTGAGCCTGCGCTGGATCAGCTGCGCTCATACCAGCTTCTAGTTCTGCTATTTCCTTAGCAGTATCTGGATCTAAACCAGCTTCTGGATCCATTTGCCTTCTATCAAGATCGTTGTACTTATTTTCTAGTTCAAGGACTGGAACAATAGTTTCTTTTTCAGCAACTATATTTTGTGTTGCATCTTTCTTTGAAATATCTTTAGATTGAAATATTGCACCGTTAAGGGCTCTTGCATCAACTCGATATACTCTATTGTAGTTAATTATAATCTCATTTGTTGCTGCTTCTGGAGCTGCTGCTGATAAATCAGCTAGTGCCTTATTACCGCTAATCATATCGAATTCGCAAAATCTAAGTTCAAACATAAAGAAAGGTCTTAAGTTTTCTCCGGTTAATACACCGGCAGCTGAATTATCATATAAACCTCTAACATCTGAAATAAACAAATACATTGTAAATTTTCTTAAATTAGGAGGTAGAATATAACGCCAATTAGATTCATCCCATACGGCTTTACGATATAATTGCATTAGACCTGAGATATTTAAATTAATAGTCTCTAAACAACCGATAGTTAACTTAGCATCGTCACCTCCAAAGAAAGGATTTTCAGGAGTAAATTGAACCATTCTTTCAACTCCAGCAAGAGATTGCCAATGCCACGGCATTTCAGAATTAATTTTATATAAAGCCTCTTTAAAGGCTAATAAAGAATCTAATTTATGTTGATACTTTGCAGGATTTTGATTAACTAAATGTTTTTTCATAAAACCAGCAGCCTCTCCATTAAATAGTGGAGAAGTTAGTTGCATATCAAATAATAGTGTAAATGAAAGATATGTAGGATCTTGATATGCAGACATGTCAGTACCCGTAATGTCTCCTTTTTTAAAGAGACCTGATTTTCTAAACGATGGTAAATCTATGAATGCTGACATGTGTTATATATTGTTTTTAAAAATTAGTTTATTGTGTTAAGCTTACTAGGCCATTCTCTTCTTAAAAGAGTTATTTTCTGTTGGATTCCTGCGCCGGTATCAGAATCATACATATATTTAATATCTTCTACAACATAATATCCAGTGTGAAATTCATCCATTGCTATCTTACCTTCACCTTCAGCTTCAAAATCTTCTCCATATTCTTCACCAACTGTTGCAAACCCTTTTTCTTTTTTCTTTTCTTTCAATGATTTTAATCTAGCAACTTCAGTATCATTATAGGCTACAACAAAAACAGGAATCTTCATATACATGTAGATACTTGGATTAATCTGATCTAGAGTTACTTCCATTTTAATTTTGGTAGACTCATTATAATTCATTTTATTTTGAATCGCTGCATAATAATGGTGAATACTCATATTGCCATGAGTTTTATCAGCATCAATCCTACCTACATATTTCTGTTTAACTTCGTCTTCAAATCTAGTATCGTCTTCTTTTCCTCCACCATCTTTTCTACGACCTCTTAGAGGTTCTTCAATGTCAGACATTTTTTTACTAGCCATCGATTCAATATCAAAAGAAACTAGACCCTCATCACTATCGTTTTCAAAATATTGCATTTTGATTTTATAACCCATCCGTGCTGTTTTTTCACCAGACTCGTTAATTACTTTAAATGATTCAAAGAATTTCGGACTAGCTTGATATTCAGGATGATTTGTAATTAACAAAGGACCTTTAATTACGTTAGCGCTATCGTCATCACCCGGATTCTTATTAAAATCCTCTTGTAACTTTGAAAAGTAGCTTAATTCTAAATCATTTTTAGAATTAAAAACTTTATTTAGATCAACGTAATTCAAATGGTAATATGGATCAACTCTACATACAACAAAGCTCTCATCATCGATATAACCATGCTTTACAATATCTTCTATAAATTTTGCCTTTGAAATGTATGGGCAAAATCTTGACATTTCATCATCTGTCTTGTCAATGTTAGTAGCAAATCCTAATTTTAATTCAGTTGCAATTTCTTCTAAATGATCTAATGAAGTTTTCTTACCATAACCTTTAGATTCTTCAGCATAAAGTTTTGGTATTTTTAATCTTCCAGATATTCTGTATTCTCCTCCTGGTAATGATTGCGGATTTTGACCACCCTCGGGTGCAGCATTTGCACTACAATTAATAATATCAAAATCCATTCTAATATCTTTAAAGACATCAGTTTGTCTAGAAGCTAGCCTAACACTTACAACATCACCATCTCTTGGAATAGAATCTCCTTTAAAATAGTTATTAGTGTCCATAAATGTAAGATATACTTCAGGAATAAATCCTGACATATCTATTGAAAGAGTGTTAATGTCAAATTGTTGTAAATCAATTTCATTAATTCTAATAGCAGGTGTAATTCCACCATTTTCCTTAGATATTTTAATTCCACCTGGTTCTTCTTCTTTTCCAGAATCATAAACCATCGGATCCAATTTTAAAGTTGGTTCAGTAATTACGAGTATATGTCTATCTAAATCACTTGCCATTAAGCGTCTTTATTTGTATTGTTAATTGTATTAATCTTTTGTATTTCTCCTGGAAAAGCCTTGTTAGAAGTCAACAGAGCAGTGGTTCTATCCGCCGAAGAAGGTAAGGCAGCACCAACTATTAATTTTCCGTTTTCAATAATGACGTTTTTTTGATCTGTTTGTAAAACATTAGGAGGTAGGATTTCTTTAGCACCGTTAGGTTTTAACGCAGCTTTTCTCTTAAGATAATCTAATCTATTCTGATCTTGTATAGGAAGTCTTTTAGTTTCAACAAACCTGTCTCTGACAACATTTGATTCTGACATTCCGATCCCTGGTTTTTTAAATGTTTTTTGTAAAACATCCATCGGTGGAATATAGAGAATATCTCCTTCAGCTATTGAAAATGGATTTGAAATACCATTAAATTTTAAAAGCTGATCGACATAATCAGCAGAATTATAAACATTTAATGAAATAAGATCGATTCTTCCGGCATAATATTCTTCCACGTTAAAAACGCGCGATATTTGTATATAATCTGGGAATAATAATGTTGGTTCAGTCATGATGATTTTATCATCAATCTCTGAAATTTTCTTGTTTTTTAATGTTTTCATTAGTCAGCTGCAAATTTTCTGAACGCGTTATCGATTTCTCCAGCAGGATTTCCTTCACCATTAAGGTTAACTGCAGATGAAGTTTTTTCGCCATATCCCGATACGTCTCTTGTTTTATTAATATTAACACCATCGTGTGGTTTAAGATAGAATCTACCTCTTCCGGCATTAAACATACTTTCAATGTCGGTTTTATCTCTTGGTCTTCCAGGTTTTAGGGTGATTTCTACTTCCATTTCTTCTGGAAAATCTTGAACACTATTACCACCTTTAAAAGATACTTTAGTTCCAGTGCAACATAAGTTACCCATAACCATCATAGGATTTAAAGGATTTCCAACCGTTATGTGCCATTGTCCAGTGGCGTCTCCTGTTAATAGCGCGTTTGCTACCATAGGAGCTTGGGGCGAATTAAATAAATCTTGTAACGCACCACCTATTAAGTTTTTTGCTAGGTTAGATCCGCCTAACCCGTTTTTCTTAATGTCATCAACTATATTCGTTGCCATTCCTTGCAAGTCTGTCATTACCGATTTTAAAAATCCTCCGTAATTTCCTGCTTGTAATAATGCTGCATTACCAAACGGTTTACCAACTGAACCACTACCTAAATATCTAACTTCTCCTCCCCAGAACGGAGCAGTAGAATAAGTTAGAGCTAAAATGTTTGCTAATTGATCCATAAACAAGACTTTTGGGTTTGCACCAAATAGTCCTTTCATTTCATAATGAAATTTAATAGTAAACTCTTTTTCAAATTTTAATCCGTCCGGACCTCTAGTTAACATAGTAGTAATCTTATTATAAGGTCCAAATATATGATTTGGATATGTACCTTTTAATGGATCAAAGCCTGAACCGGCTGCTTCTACTCCTCTTGAATTACCAATACCTTGACCTGCAGAGGTAAATGCTTTACCTACCGCAGTACTTAATAATCCTCTACCAAAAGATCCACCAGAATCATTACTATTATTTGAAGTAACCTCTTGAACATCTGCCTTTTGTTCAGCCCAATCATAACTATAATTTAGTGAAAGTATTTCATTTAAAGAGTTTCCGGTAGCTTCTGACATCCAAGTTACCGCTCTTGCTATATCTGGACTTTTCGTTTCGTTAAGTTTTCCATCTGATCCAATTGTAGCTGGTGTAATAATATCATCCTCTACTGGAAATGGAAATCTTCTAAGAGTAATCAAATAATTGTTTGGTATTTTACCTAGATATTTACACATTGCAAAATCAGCATAATCATACTGATAACCTAAATTACCTTTTACTTCCTTCGAACGTTCAATAATATTAGTAATAGTAGGTTCAATTATAGTAGTTATATCGATTAGATTATATTCTCCTTCATTTAACGCGGCTTTTGCCCGGATTCCAGTCAATGGAGTACCTCGATATTTCATTAAAGTGTATCTGTTAAATGAAGAGTATGGTAGTTTACCTTCTGATATTTCTGGTCCATCTGGACCTTTTTCAGACTTTACAAGTACTTTCTTTCCAGTTTTTTTATCCTTTTCAAAAGTCTCTTTAGAGTCTCCAGGTGGTTTAAACTTATATGACTCTACTGAATTATTAGTATACATCTTATTATCCCCAGGAATTCCAAAACCGTCTTCTACTAATTTTTTATCAAAATTAAATGGATTGTTTTCGGTATTTGCAAAGTTCGAACTCTTACCAAAGTTTGTAATTGGCTCAATAGGACTAGTTGTATTCTCTGATTTTAAAACATCAGCTGGCAAATCGTTAGATCCATAGGTTGTTTTTGTCGCATCTTTACTGTCAACAATTGTATGTTTTCTTTTTACCGCACCCGCTGGCTTCGAAGCCTTTTTAGGATCTTTTCCAATATTATATGCTCTCTCATACGTATCCTGCGCGGTTTTAATAAGTGAATCTACTATTTTAGGCATTAAATTCCATCTTTTTTTAATAGGCAGTATCTACCTATCTTATATATTCATAATACACGAACATACTCTTTCTCTAATAATCCCAGAGCTCGGAATAATGGCATCTAATATATGATGGTATATTTATCTGGATTCCAACTTTGTACTTTTTTCTGAATCGCGTATTAAAATCAATATCTTCGCTGGTTTCTGTGGTATCTCTCCATTTAATATCATCGACATTTTTATGGATAAAAAGCCATGGAGCCATAGTCAGCATTCCAGGTTTCATCGCACTAATAACCCATTCGCTATCAAGACCTTTGATTTTATATAATTCATGGTGGTTTGTCGCATACATTGAAGGGGTTTCAGGCCAAGTAGCAATTACATTATCATACCATGCAGCGTTTGTATAAAAATCTAGATTTGGAGTTTTAATAAATTCTTGCACTATTAATTGACAATGATTTGAGAGTAAAAAATCATCAGAGTCCATATAAGTTATTAAGTCTCCGTTGGCTAATGTAATTCCAACTTGTCTAGGAACTCCGCGGTAATATTTTTTACCATCAACAAGTTCATACATATTTGGAATTCCTTTTTTATCGACGAATGCGTATTTGATTTTAGGGTCAGATTGAAATAGTTCCATATAGGTTTTATGAACTATCTCACATCCGTCGCTGACAATAATCAATTCTATATTTTCATAGGTTTGATTCTTGAAACTAGAAACTGCCCTTATGAATTTATCAACTGAATTTATTCGTGATCCAGGATAGTCTCCTAGATATGCCTGCATAATAATAGAAATCTTTGGTTGTAACATTATCCCTTGTCTATTTTATCTAATTCTACCGAATCAGGTCTATATAATAATTTATCAAAATAATTCTTTTGATCGGGAAGACGTTCGCCTAAGAACTTGCCAAGTGCTATCGTGAACTCATCCTTGACATGATAGTAATATTGTCCCTTTGAATATGATGATCTGTTGGTCATCTCGTATAACTCCTTTAAATGTTTTTCAACAAAGAAGTCATGTAAGTTTATAAATAGCTCGTTTAGTTCGATCTTGGTTCTGACACAAAAGATAGAGTCGACCATAAACATGTAACTCTCCCATTTTTCAGAAAATACTCTCTCCAGATCTTCAATCTTGGAGTATTCTTTTCTACTTAAATTAATTTTAGTTTGTTTTCCGTCAAAGCCTCCATCGAATGTTAGGCCAAAGAAATATCGTTTAAGAAAATCGATATCATCGAACATTTTGTCGATCTTGAGCATGTACTTTGGCATGTTCTCATCGAACTTGACATCGTAGATTACTGCTCTTACTGGAAATAGAATATTTGGAAATCTTTTATTAGAAAGCAGAGCATGGATTTTATCACCTTTGGTAAATAATTTATGCTTTATCATTTATTAAGTATTCAATGTTATCGAATTGAGTTAATATGTCGTCTTCGATTTCTTTAGTTTCTGATAGGACTATTAAATTAAATTCAAAGTCTCTATAATAGAAATCAGTAACGATCTCCTTGAGATTTGAGACTGTTACTGGTTCTAAGTTTTTAAATAGGTATAATATTCTTTGATCTGTGTGAAAGATTAGTGCTGCTTCTAAAGTTTTAAAAATATGAAGGCCAACGACCGACGGGTTCGGTTCCTCTCCATAAGGACAAGATTTTGCTAATTTGCTTGAAATAGCATAGTGGTCAATTATTGTATTATATTCAATTTCTATTCCCTTTGTGAAACGAACATAATCTCTTCGTTGATCTGACCAAACGCAGTCGATTATTAAACTCATGATTTTTTAAGAAGGGATTCGAGCGTTTTAATTCTTTTCTGAAAAGAATTAATTTTGGCTTCGATTTCAGCCAAGGTAGGCTGATAATGGTCTCCCCAATCCTTTATTATTTTTATTTGATCCGAATCCTTGGTACTTCCAAATTCTAAACCGCAATCTTCAGAAATCTCATATAGAAATTTAATCTTATTTTCGCTAGCATTATCGGATTCGAAATCATAAACAACAACTGAACTATATCCTTCACCAGCAGCGTTGGCATTATCCTCTTCCACGCTTTTTATAACGCCGTTATCGGCTAATTGTACGGTGATGACTTGCATAAATAGTTGTTATTTGTTTCTAGCTAATCTTAATTGACTAGCTTTTGCACTAAGCTCTCTTGATTTTTTCTTATCTTCGCGATAAGTTTCTTTATTCTTTACTGCCATTAATGACCAAGATTCCTCTAATAAAAGAATTTCTTCAGCATTGTAGCCAAGTTCAGCCCATAATTCTTTTTGACGATCTAGAATAATTTGAAGTTGATTCTCCATTTGATCCATCGCGTTTTTGGTGTTTTGTTCATGGATCATTTCACCATCTTTAGCACATTTGTCGTACCATGCTCTAGCTTGAGGTGATCCGAATCCAAACATGTTTTTTACTTTTAAATAACCGGCACGCTTGTACATGTCACGGCGTTGTCTTCTGTTGGGTGTTTCGTTATTAGTCATTATAATAATTGTTTAAAAATTTTAGTACTTCTTGGTTAATATAGTTTTGAAGTTTATCTATCTGTATTTGAGAGGTCACTACCGTAGAAATAGTATTTAGCATCTCTTCTTTAGTCTCATCTCCGTTTTCTAATAACATTGAGAAAACTTCATGTTTTGGTAGATTAATATTTAACTTAATATCTACCGTTTCAATATTCTTTGAAGATAGTTTGATAATTAATTTTTCTAATGGAGAAGTTTCAACCTGTTTTACAATCGGTTGAATTGATACTGGTTTAGTAGGTTCGATTATCGGTTGTGGAGAAGAACCTAACATTATTTCGTTTGCTGGTGGAAATGGAAGATTGTTAATATCGTGTACAACTTCCATGAATTCATTTCTAAGATTTTTAAAGATCCTTGATCCGTCTTTAAAGATAAAAAAGTCATTATCTTCTGACTCAACTTCTACAACCTTACCAAAATCGTCGCCCTTTTTCCATTGAAATCTTTTAACCTCTGGAATCTTAGTTTCTTTTTCTATAACTTCTGTGCTCATTTCTTTTTTAGGATTAATTTTTATTAATTTACTAATCTTCGATAGTATTGAATTCTTTATCAGATTCATTGTATTTTTTCATGAATTTTTCTATAAATCTCTCTGATTGTTTTCCTTTTTCTGACCCCATCCAGCACTCAACTCTTTTAATATACATGTTGTAAAAGTAGTGAGAACCCTCGTTCTTCAGTTTATCTTCTAATATTGTCACATCCTCTGGATAGTGTCTTATGTTAAATCCCATATTAATATAATATATTTATTCGTTATTCCAAACTACGTCCTGGTAGACAGTAATTCCAGCTTTTGTCAGTAGATCGACCCCGCTAGTATCTCTATAATCTTCGCAATAATGTACCTCAACTATTCCAGCCTGAATGATTAATTTAGAACAATCAAAACAAGGCATCGTCGTCGTATAAAGAGTAGTTCCAACTGAACTAATTGTTGATTTTGCTAATTTACTGATCGCATTGGATTCAGCATGTAGAACTTCTCTCTTAGTAACAAATCTATGGCAAGTACAACTATTATCATGTGGCATCGTCCAACCCATATCTTCTAACATCATAGCAGCATCTGGATTATCATAATGTCTCGTTTCAACTTCTTCGCATTCATTCTCAAATCCATGGGGAGTACCATTGTACCCAACACTAATGATTTGACCGTCTTTTACAATAATGCAGCCAACTTTTCTACGCTCAGCATAGCTCAGGTTTCGCGATTTGGTAAGCGATCTGCATGTATATCTTATCTATTGGGATTCTAGGCATATTAAATAAAAAATGGATCTGAATAATTATATTCAGATCCATGATTTAGTTTATTTTAAATAGATTTTATTAGTCTGCTGACTTCTCTTCGGCATCTGCCGGAGTTTCTCCATTCATTGTTATTTTAATTTCTTCAATTTTATTAGAGAATGCTTCTTTAATCATATTAAGCGCTGCTTCGTAAGCTTCTTCGCCATATTCTTCTTTACAATCTTTACAAGCTTTAGCAGCTAAACCAGCAACTAGAGCAGCATTTTCGCACATATAAGCTTCTATAGTATGATCGTCATGTGCGTCTGTTTCCCAAGCCTTAGCTTCAACAACAACGCTTTCATAACATTTCTCTAATATTTGAGAAACTTCTTCAGCTTTTTCTTCTTCTTTAGTTTCTTCGGCTGGAGCTTCTTCAGCTGGAGTTTCTTCGGCTTCGTTAGTTTGTACTTTGTCAGCTTCAGTTTCAGTATCTTCAACATCAGATTGCTCTGGAGTGCTTACGTCCTGAATTTCTTTTTCGATTTCTTCAGAGCGGTCCATTTCGGAAACAAACTGATCAAATGATTTATATCTCATTTCTTTTAATTTTTTTTGATTATTAAGTATATATTACAAATTTCCGTCCTTTTCTGGAGTTTTGCCAATAGTGTAGCCTTCAGGGCAATGGCCCCATATTAATAAAGACTTAAGCCATCTGGTCATTTCTCCATCTCTGAAGAAATAGGGTGCTTTCATATTCTTCTTCATTCCAATCATTCGACTGTTAAATGAAACTTGTTTGCCACACCAAAACCACATCGTAGGGGTCCAATTCTTTTCGGCATCAGAATAAGATTTTCCGGTTGGGATCATCTTAATTAACATTTCAGCGGATTCTTTTCCACTGTCGATGTCATTTGCCTCAGCTTCTTTGCTTGTTAAACCAGCATCTTTACCGTCATCTTCTCTAAAGTTCTTAATCTGAGCAGGAGTCATATTAATTAACTTGTTCCACTCAGTCCAAGTTTCTTTAGAAGGTTCGGCAGAACGGTCTTCAGCTTCGAATAAGAATTGATTGAACGATTTAATCATTAGTCTTTGGCTTCTTTTTGTACTTTCTTTTAGGCTTAGCAACTGGAGCATCGGTTTTAATAACCTTTTCTTTTACTTCTTTAGGAGTAGAAACTTTAGCATTTTCGTGTTTTGCATTAAGTTCTTCTATAAAGATTTCAGTACTGTTCTTTCGATCAGCGAATTTGCCAGTAATTCTATATACGATATAGAGTAACGCTGCTAAAATAGTGATTGTAAATAAGTTCATAATTTTAAATTTTAGTTCTTTTTATATATCATTAAAACAAAAAGAGCCCTTCCGAAGAAGGGCTCTAACCAACATAAGAAGCTGTTACTATGACTTGGGTGTTTGACTTTGTTCGTCAGTAGGAGTATTTTGTTTAAACAGTACTTCTAATGTCGCAATTAGGCCGTTTGCTTCGTCTACTTTTCTGACTAGTTTATCCATCTCATCAATGATTTGAGGATGCTCGCCAATACCAACTGAATTACCAAAGTAAACTTCCATAGTAGCTAGTGCTTCTTTCTTTTGAGCTTCATATCTTGCGAATAAAGCTTCTACCTTTAATGATGACATATTCTAATTTTTATTTGTTATGATAATTATATTTGATCGACTAAAATTGTTTCATATTTTTTTAGATAACTGAACAGAGCAAGGTCTTTTGCTTTAGCTTCTAGATCGACATCGATAGACAAGCCATAAGAATTTACCTTTTCGTAGATATGATCGGCATGGGCACGATTGACAACTGAAGAATCTTCGTGAAGTTTTTTACATGAACTATAATGAACTAGCTGACGAATACCTTCTGGCCAAGTAGTGGCTGCGAGGTGGAGTGCATCTTTTTCTGGCATAGGATCGTCGTAGCACCAATGGTGGTGGTAGTCAAATACGATTGGAATACCGGTAGCAGGAGAAAGAATATTACATAAATCTTCGATTGAGTATTGATTCTTTTTATCATCATTTTCGACGGTAAGACGGGTTTTTACTGATTCGTCTAGAGTATGGAATGCCTTGATAAAACGCTGAATCGAATCTTCTTTACCTTCTGCAGTAGTATTGATATGAATATTGATCGCAGCATAAGGAGTCCTAGGAGTGCCAATCAAATCCATGATTTCGCCATGCTGATTAAGTTCTTTGATAGAACGAGCAACAACATCTGGATTCTTACTAGCAATTACGCAAAAATGGCCAGGATGGAGTGTTAACCGCTGACCTGCATCGGCTGCAATTTTACCAGCACCTCTTAGTAAATTAGAAATCTTAGCATAATCAGGTAAGTCTTTAAGCTCGTACTCGGACATCCATGGTATCATATCAGAAGACATTCGGTACAGCTTGACGCCGTGTTGATTATTCCATTTAATGATTTCGATGAGGTCTCTGACGTTGTTGAGAGCAAGCTCGCTAGCATAACTTATACCCTTTTGTTCAAAGGTTCTTTTAATCATACCACGGCCAATTGTAATACCTTTCTGCTGCTGTAGGGTTAGATTGATACAGCAATATCCGAATCTTGTTTTTTCCATTAGTCTATAAATTCGCCAATAACATTATTTCGCCACCACTTTTTGAATTTAGAATCATCGGGCATTTTAGAGATTCTAGTGTCTAGTATGAACGGACCTACTACTATAATAAGTCCAATAATTATATAAAGAATTAGTCCCATTGTTTCTCATATTTGTACCAATAGTCAGCTCCAGCGCAATCCATTAAAGAATCTAGGATAACAATATCCATGTCCTTACCGTTGATGTTGTTAATAAAATCGTAAATTAGTTGATGCGCTTCTTCGACATCTTCTGTTAATTGAAATGCGGCTTCGTTAAGGGCTGACATGGCGCGCATTGTAACTGAATCATTATCAGAAAATCTCATACCAGCATAGAAATCTCCGTTAGGCGCGATTGCATCGATCTCTCTAAATATGTCTTCGTTAGTATTCCTTAATCGATAGACACTGATTGCAGTTTCTATGATTGGTTTAATTTTACTAGTATCTGGCCAAGGATGGCAGCCTGATAGTCCGTTTGCTTTTACGTTTGATGCTTCGATTTTTTTCATTTTATTTATTTGTTATATGTAAATATAAACATTTTTCTTGACATAGAAAAACTTTTGTTCAATTATTTTTTAAATTTTTTGCCACGAACAGTTGTATGGATATGGATTGCCCATGTATTAAAGTCCATTTTCTTGAAAGAGTCGGTGGTTTTCATTATTCTCGGTTGACCAGGAATTGGATAATCGACAGGTTCTCCAAGAATTTCTCTTTTAAACAGAATGTCTTTGATTAGGTTTATCATAGTTGGTTTTATTTTTTTACGAAAATCATTTCCTCTTCCCATGAACCAGATTCTAATTCTAAATTAACACGGTTGAGAGCATTTGTATATTTCTTTGGGTTGCATGCCATATCTACGGCAATAGTGGTAAATTCTCCAGAATCAGAAGGATCGACATTTAAGAATCCACAATATTCAGGATGGTTTTTATCTAACTGATAGTCTCCGCTAATCATGTTTAGATATTGTTCTAATTGAGTCATATTATTTAGTTTTATAAAGATCAGTTGCCGAGAATGAATATCCAACGGTGTATTTACCATTAGTACCTTTGACTAGATACCTACGACATCTGCGTCTAACTGATGGATTTGTTAAGTTTACTAAATGATGATTGAATGAACTACTTCTAGTGTATTCAGGTTTTCCTTGGCAGATTGTCTGGTAATGAGTGTCCATTTCCTTATAAGAAACTTCACCATTAAAGTATACGTAATCTAAGATTTCCTGAGTGATCCAACCATGTTGTCCTTTTTTTAATCGCTTATTCATGTTATTGTTTTAATTTGTTATATGTAAATATAAACATTATTTTTCAATCGGTAAAACTTTTATTCAAAAAGTTATTAACAATTTTAAAATAAATCTTCTATGTTCGTTACGTCTTCGATGGCAACCTTGTAGATGTCTCCGATTTTAGTCATTACCTGACAGTTAACTACAAACTTTTTAATTACTGTACCATAAACTGCTCCTCGGTTAGACCAACCTGAGTAGTTATCATGGTATCCTCCAGGAAGATTACCGATAAATGTTACTTTAGATCCAATTTTGATTGGAGTTTTAACTTCTGCTTCTTTTGCTGTTTTAATAAGAGTTGCCATTGTGTTATTGTTAATTTGTTATATGTAAATATAAACAAAAAACTCGACATAAAAAAATGCCGAGTGAATTATTTTCAAAAAAGTTATTAACATTATTTCCAAAAGATCTGGACGCAGATTATGATAAATGAGAGTATCAAGCAGATTAGGGTCTTGGCATTTAGAGCCTCATCCATCATGAAGTAGGTTAATATTGAAAAGGAAATCATACCCATGGTAAAGCCAATAAATCTACCGGGCCATAATTGACCATCGTAATGTTCTGCAATTAATCTAGTAGCCTCTATAAAAATGTAGGATATTGTCGAACCTCCGATTATAGCAATTAATAATGGATTCTTTTTGCACCATGTCCAAAGGAATTGACCGTTTGTCTGAAACCAAATAAGAGATTGTCCAAGTAAAAATAAGAAGATTCCATAAATTAATGCTCTCAAAATAAAGACTCGGTTTTTGTAGTCAAATGAGATATAAAACTTGGTCTATGCTCAACAGATGGGCCAACTTCTTGAATAGCAGTAATATGTTGTTTGGTTCCGTATCCTTTATTCGAACCCCATCCATATACTTTGTTCTCTTCGGTTTCGTTTAAAGATTTCATTAAATTATCTCTAGAAACCTTAGCAAGAATCGAGGCGGCAGCAATAGAAGTATATTTGTTATCTCCACCGACAATAGTGGTGTAACTCTTATCTTTATAACCGTGGAATTGGTCACCATCGATTAAGACAAAGTCAAAATCAACTTCAGCCTGAACATTTTCAAGAGCCTGATTCATTCCAAATAGAGTAGCCTTTAGGATATTCATAGTTTCAATATGGTTAATATCGATATGAACGACTGAATATGCTATTGCGTTTTCTAAAATGATTTCATGCGCAGTTTTCTTTTGAGCTTCTGAAAGCAATTTAGAATCTTTAACCAAAGGATGAGAAAAGTCTGAAGGCATGATACATGCTGCAACGGTTACTGGTCCAGCTAATGCTCCTCTTCCTGCTTCGTCGACACCAACTTCAATTAAGTTATCTTCGGTATTGTACTTTGATTTTAACTGTATTAATCCCATAATTAGTTGATTGACGCTTTTAAATTTTCGTAAATATTCTTATATAGAGCATGTTGATTTTGGAATATCTCCTTCTCCATTTCTTTTCTAATGTCTTCAATATGGCTTCTAACGTAACCGACCATTTTATCTCCATCAGAACTATTTACCGATTTTGATGCGTAGAATTTGTGATTAGTAATTCTAACACTTTCGAGATCTAGCACGATAAAATAGTCTAGCTTCTTGTTCTCAAGATAATAAGTCTGACTTATCGGCGCAGTTAAGAACTTCGTATCAGGGTGGTTAACCATCGCTCTAACAATGGCATAAATGAATTTAGTATCTTCGGACATTCTAGAACGACCACCGGTGATTTTAATAAATCGAATCTTTGCTCGAGTTATTGCTCTTTTAAAAGAATGAAAGCTCATATAAATTTGTCTATGTTAAACATGTACAAATTATATGAGCTTTTTTTAAAAAGTTTATTAGGAATATTACTTATGATTGTCGTACTTCCACTTCTCATATCGGCGTACAACCTCTTGTAAGATTTCTGCACGAACAATATCGCTTTCACCAAATTGATGTACTCCAACCCCTTTAACGCCAGTCATCAGTTCAATAAATTGAGGTAGAGAAACTTTGCTTCTTTCGATATCATATTGACTAACGTCTCCGGCAATTACAACCTTGCTATCTTCTCCCATACGAGTAATGAATAACATTAGTTGTTTATAATCAGCATTTTGAGCTTCGTCTAGAATCATGATGGCATCGTCAAATGTATCTCCTCTCATATAAGCTAGAGGCTGAAATTCTACAGCTCCGCTGCTTAGTAATTTATGAGCTTCACTGAATCCGATAATTTTTTCAATATTTGATGTAAATGACTTGATATAAGGTGCAATCTTTTCATCAATTGTACCGGGTAGGAAACCTAGCTTTTCTCCAGCTTCTTGGATCGGCTTTGTCAAGATAATTCTTTTGATTTTCTTTTCTCTAAGTAATTTAATTGCAGCATAACATGCTGAAAAAGTTTTAGAAGTACCTGCAGGTCCATAGCAAAATGTAATCTGATTTTTAAGAATAGTATCAACGTATCCTTGTTGTGATTCTTTTAAATAAATTCTGTTTAGAGAATTCTCAGTGCTAGTTGTGCTAACCCTTGTATTAGTAGCTTTTCTTGTCATTCGTTTTTGTTGTGTTTAATCTCCTGCCATTATGACAAGAGCTTTGAGTTTCATTAATGTGTCACACTTCTCATACTCTTCTAGAGTTTCAAAGTATTCAATTAGTAATTCTATAAATTTGGAGCGTTCTCCCATGCTGTGCGGTATTTCAATAAGATCCTTTCCTTCTTGGAACACAACGAAACGATTCACTGTTTTCGTGAAATTGCGGGTGAGAGTGTAGTAGCTTGCTCTCATCACGTTGTCTTTTTCTCGGCTTGAAATATTATTACTCATTCGCAGGTAAAAATCTTTTTATACATTATATATTTACCGGATACTCCGGAATGTTAACTATATTAACGTATTCTATGATTCTTTTTCTGCATTTGTCCTAAGGGATTGGACATAAGATGCTTTACGAAACTCATCTCTTTTCTCTACTGATTTCTTAGTAAATTGTTGACGATCTTGCAAGTTTTTTATTTGTTTTGTTTTAATAACTTTGCGTTTATACTGTTTTAACGCTTGTTCTATATTTCCGTTTTTAACTTCTATTATTAACATGCTTCTAATTCTTTTATTATTTTTTTAAGTTCTAAACACTTCTCATATTCCTCCTTGGCCTCAAACCAGTTTATAATAAAAGTTATTGCTTCAATTTTTTGTTCTAGTGTCGAAGAACTTTTAAGTGCATCTTGTGTTTTATTAACGATAGCATCATATACCATGTCCATCATTTTCTCTCGTGACGCTTTTTTAATACTATTAAAAAAACTAAAACCATCGTCATCTAAAGGTAAATCATCTTCTGTCATTCCAATTCTTTAATTTTTTTAACTAAGTCCAACTGTGCTTCTGTTAGACCATGAAAATTAGCATGTACTTTAACCATTAGATTTCCATACTCATTGTTCTTACTGTTATATATTGGCATTCCTTTTCCTGGAATTCTCAATACTCTACCAGATGCTGTTTTGGCTGGAACGTCTATTTTATATTTGCCAAATGGAATTTCTACTTCAATATTGGCTCCTAAAATTAAATCATAAAAATGAAGGTATGCATCTACCCATATATCGCTTCCTTGTAGAATTAACGAATCATCTGGATTAATATTAATATTGATAATAAGGTCTCCCCGTTGAGCGTTACTATTAAACCTATTGTAATCTCCTCGACCGTATACTTTCAATACCATTCCATTATGTATACCTTTTCCAAAATCTACTCTAACCGAATCATGGCCAAAATCAAAAGTTTTAGTACATCCATTATAAGCTTCTGCTATCGTAAATGTTGCTCTAACAGTAACATCTGCTCCTTTAGATTCTTTTCTTGTTCCGAAATTTTTGTCAAAGTCTCCAGACCAATTACCATATTGGTTAAATATGTCCTGAAAATTAAACTCTTTAAAGGTAGATTTTCCGTCATATAGATCACGCTTAGCTTGATCAGATAATGTTTCGTACGCAGTTTGGATCTGTTGAAATTTATCAGTAGCTCCTGGATTATTTAAATTCCGGTCTGGATGGTGGAGTTTTGCAAGATTTCGGTAAGCCGATTTAATCTCTTCCTGTGTTGCTGTCTTTTGGACTCCTAATACTTGATAATAATTCATGTTTGTCTTTATTAAGCTGTCCTTTTCGCATTTCAATTATACTCTTCTTGTGGTCGCGTTCAATAACGTCAGCGATTCGCTTCAGTTGGGCCGTGAGTGCAGCCATCGCTTCTAATAATTTTGGTTCTGTTGCCATAATTTTCTTATTTAAAATATATGTATCTCATAAAAAAAGGAAGCTTATGCCTCCTTTAGTTCTTCGAGATACGATTGTATAGTTTTACATTTCTCGTATTCTTCAGTTTTAACAAACCAGTCTAACATAAAAGATAGTGTATCTTTTAGTTGATTAGCGTTTAAGTTAGTTAATTTCATTTGTCGAACGTCAATTCCTTGCGTTTCAATTGATTTGAAATTAGCTCTAACCAGTTGGTCGATCACATCATAGTAAGTTGCTTTTACTTCGTTCGCTTGCATAATCTGTGTTATTTCGTCTTGTTCAGTTTCTTCGTTGAAATTATCTTCGAAGTCGTTATAATCATTTTCGTACATAGTATTTATTTTGATTTTATAATGTAAATATAAACAATATTTTTCAAACGGTAAAACTTTTGTTCAAAAAGTTATTAACAATTTACGCAGACCTAATCGGTTGCATATTGGCAAACTTTAAAACTAAACTACCGGCAGCTTCAATATCTTCTTCGCAATAGTTTTTGATCTCTTCTATTTTACCAGCATAGAATGCAGCTCCGACTTCTCCAGCCTGCATGTCGTCTTTAGGATTCTTAATTCCCAATAATAGACATATATGAGCTAGTGCAGCACTTGACCATCCACCAGCTTTCCATACTTCGTATGTGTCTACTAGACAGTTTTCCCAAGGTTTCATTTTGTGTAAGTGTAATTGTCTTGGTAATTCAATACCATGTAGAATAGATTTCTTAATGATATATGGTAGATCGAATCCTTTAATATTGTGCCCGACTATTTTAATACCTGGTGCTTTAAAGAATACTTGACTCATAAAGTTTGCGAAGCTGCTTAGGATGTCTCTCTCGTCTTCGCCGTAGAAAGATTTCTTTTGCATGTATGGATCTTCAGTTACCTCGTCAAATTTAACCTGACCAACTGAGATACAAACTATTCTACCCCATTCTGGAGATAGAGCGGCTTTTTGAAAATAGATTTCCTCGTCAGAAGATTCTCTAAGTTCAACATCTTCAGCTTTAATAAATTTAGCCTTACGCTCCCAGAAGCTCATGAGTTCGGGATGTGTTTCTTTTAATTCTCCAAATGTTTTAAAACCTGAAGTAGTTTCAATGTCAATGAAGAGCATCGATTTAATTTCTTCTTTTGTATACATTATTTTACGATTTTAATTTGTGGAATTTCTTTGATAATATCAAAGATTGAGCAAGGATAAATCCAGTAAGGGCGTCCTAATTTAGCAGCATCTGCTGGAGAAGCTGGAACGGAAAATGAATACCATTTAACGCCATAAGATTTTGTTAAACCTGCGTTCTCTCCTATTAAAGTTCCATGGTACGTTGATATTTTAGCCCATACAAACTCGTACATTTTACCTACTTTAGGATTTTTAACGTTAATTACCTGAATTTCTTTTGGTTTTCTAGCCATATCTAATTTGTTATATGTAAATATAAACAAAATAATCGACATAAAAAAATATTTATGCAATTACTTTCAAATTATATGAAAAAAAGGAAGATTGTTTACTCGTTGGACTCGAAAGGATCGGCCCATGTTTTAACCGAACGGACCTTAGTATATTGGTCGTAGGTTAAATGTATTCCAATATAGCCACCTGAAATAGAATAAGGGGCGTCAGATTCGGAAAACCAGTAAGGTGGTGGAGTATCAATTCTATCATTCAAGAAATCAAATAACTCATCGACTAGCATGTGATGGATATAAATTGTAAGAACCATGCATTTGTTATTCGGATAACCCATTTACTTTTCTAATTTCCAGATAGGATTTTGTTTTGTATTCTGTGCAGAATCTTCTGCTTTAAATTTCTTTAATAGATCTATTGTCTCTTGACTTAATTCAGTTTCATAATAGTCTTCATAGATTCTTTTATACAATTCAGTCATAATACCGAATAAGGCGCCAGGTTCTGAATTCATTTCAAAGACATAAACTTTACCGTCTTTGGTTTCAGCCATGTCTATTGCATAAAAATCTAAATCAGAATGCATATCTGAAAAATATCGACAGGCTTTAATATGAGAATCTTTTATGTTCTTAATATCCTTACAGATATAAGAGAAATTAGTTTCTTTTTCTGGATCTTTTTTAGCAATATCGGCTGTTTCGTCATCCATTGGAATTCTCTGTGCCCATTGAATAAGTTCTCCTCTCCATAACCAGTATCGGTGCTCTTCTTTAATTGAAATCTTTTCAGAGAAAGATGTAAATTTACTAAGGTCTGCATTTTCAAACTCTTTAGCATCTTTAAATACTGTAATACCTAAACCACTATGCTCGTTATCGGGTTTTGCTACGACTGGGAATGTAAGTTTATCAACATCCTCTGCACTTGTTACAGTAGGAATGATGTATTCACTATCAACATGCAACTTATAGAATTCTGATTTCGATGAAACACTTTCACGAGCTTCTGGGTGGTTGTAGATTTGAGTATGCTGAATTGCTCCAGCTTCCATAAACTTTTCTAGAGTTTTTCTATCGTAGTTTAAAACAGGCATGCTTTTAGGGTAATCAATAGGATCCATGTCCATTGTGATAACTGCCCAATATTCAGAAGTATGATACTCTGGTCCGGTAATAAAAGAATCGTCGAGATCCTTTCTTCGAGTGATACACACTTTCTTGAAATCATCCACGACGATTGCTTCGTTTACAAATTGTTCAAATGTTAATAGAGATTTCATACTCTATATATTATATTTTATTTGTAGTGCTGACCACCTAACCAAAGAACGAAAGATTTTCTTGTTCCTTTAGTAACAGGCTTTACTCTATGCATCAAATAAGATGGAAATACTACAACGTTACCTTTTCCACGAGGTGCTTGACGAATCCATTCTCCACCTCCCCATAATTCTAAGTCTCCGCCTTCGTATTCAGTATCGTCAGATAATTGAACAGTGATTGATACTTTTCTACGGGAAGCTATTCCATTTCCAATATCCTGGTGCCATGCATAATGACCGCCTTCGGCTGCATAATATTCAGTATATTGAATAGATTCAGGAGCAGAATACAAATCAAAACCCCATAGGGCTGTATTTGCTTCTGTCGACATTGCTGTTAATTTGTCATACAGCCAACTCCATTCTTGAGATTGAGGAATCCATTTGATATTAGAGCTTCTAACTTTTTTATCAGTAGATGATGTATCTGCACCGATAGTTGTTGCTTTTTCAAAAGGAAGATTTCCAACTTCTCTAGAAATTTTATCTAATTCTTCTGCTGTAAATCCTTTATCAAACCAATAGTAGTTTTGTGGATCGTTTTCCGGTTGTACGAAAATGTTTTGAAAGTTCATATGTTATTTATTTTTGTTTATTAATGCGTTAATCTCTTGATCCCAGAATGCGTGCTCTTGTTGCATATGATCTGATTCAAAACTCTTACTAGTAGCTGATATTTCTCCGGGTGTTTTAAGTCCTTCGATCCAATATATCTTTCGATGATTCATGTCTTTATTATAAAAGTACAAATAATCATCGCCAAAAAAGACTTTAAAAATATCTGGTATTGCGACATAATTTTCTTTTTTAAGAATCATCATACAGCCAAATCCAAATGGTCTATTATCTAATTCAACTAATTGTAATTTGTCAGAATCAGAATTATAATCATCTACATTAAAATTACGCTTATACAATCCAATCATTCCAAAATTAGGATCAACTTCTACCAGTTTTTTAAAATTATTCAGTAAACAATTTATGTTTAAAGAAATGTCGTCATTGAGAAGACATATATAATTATTCTTGGTTAGAGTAGCTCCAATATTCCATGCTGGATTTACAAAGATATTATTTTTTACTTTAATAACCGTAATTCTAGGATCCTTATCTTTAAAATCTGAATTAGCGTTATCGATGATAATCAGCTCAATATCCTTTCTATCGGATAATTTAAACGATTCAATAGTATCTTTAATCCTGTTGGACTTCCAAAGGGTTGGAATTACAAATGTTATCATAATTGATAGATTTCGTTTACATATCCTTCGTCTTCTCCAAATTTACTAGGAGTTCCAATCGGATCATTTGGATTCTCTTCGTATGCCCAATCTTTCTGTCCTAATTCTTCGAATCTAGATTTAATTTGCTCGTTATAGTGCCACATGATTGTTTTAACTCGGCGTTGAATATCTGCTCTTGCTAAGTTATGAGAATTAGTCGTGTTACCATTATCATATATAAATTGAAGGTAGCCTAATCGAGGTATTCTCATCATCTTGGTTTTCAAGAATGTTCTAACGATTAATTCATAATCATCTGCGATTGCAAGGTCTCTACAGTGTCCGCCTATTTCGAAATAGGTTTCTCTTCTCCATGCTCGAACGTGATTTGGAACTCCAACAATATGTCTAATCGTTTTAGGATTAATGTTAGAAGATACTGCAACTTCGAAATCTTTACCCATTACATTTTCTGTAACGTAATGTCCATAACTAAATGCAAATCCTTCTCCATATTTTAGTGAATTCCAGTTTTGATCAATTTCAGCAGAGTCAGTATAAAAGAATCCTACATCTTCGTGTTTTTGAGAAGCATTAAATAAATCTTCAGTACAAGTCGGCACCAAATAATCATCATGGTCTAACTCGGCTAGAATATAACCTCTACACATGGTAGCTGCTCTCCATTTAACTTCTCCAATTATACCACCACTTTTCGGTGTAAAATCAAATAGTTTAACACGAGGATCTCTTTTTGCAATTTCTTGTGCAATCTTTATAGTTGCTCCTCCGTCAGTCGAATCGTTTACAAGAACCCATTCCCAATCGGTATATGTTTGTCTAGTAAGAGATTCGTAAGTCATCCATAGTTTCTCTCCAGTATTGTAAATTGGAGTAAAATAAGAAATGAGTTTACTAACATCGTTTACTAACATAGCACTCATTGCGCAATGATAACCCTTTTCGCCAGCATCTACGTCTCCTTCAATTAAATTAATCCATATTTTACGAAATTCACCAGGTGCATTCCATAAATTTTGTAGTTGAGATGGATCTTCATAGGTACTAACAATTGCAATTGGTTTTACCCTTGCGATATCAGCATAAATATTAGAATCGTCTTCGATATATTCGACTTCAAGTTCTTTAGATTCCCAATTTACAAAGTTATTTGTTTTTAAATCTGGACGATCCTTGCCAATATAGAGTATTTTTGGGAATTTAGCCTTTGAAGGTTTTTGTAGCGCGTTGTAATAAGCTAAAATCTTGTCTATGAATAAGAATCCGTCTGGGTTCTTTTGATAAACAACTTCAATAAATTTACCATCAGCATCATAACCACCTTTAAAATCAAAGTCATTAAAAACTGATCGATTAAGAATAAACTGGGCCAAGTCAATTGACCTAACTTTCATATTCTCAGGTTTAGCATATCTAACATCGCATCCAGTAAAATCTTTACCGTCTACTTGTTGATTAAAAACTATTCCAATCGATTTTTCTGCTTCGGCAAATCCCACAAGAGCTTCAAAATTATCGAATAACTTTTCATGTAGAATATTGTCATCGTCTAGCGAATAGATCCAACCATCTGATATGTTATCAATGATAACTTTATTCATTTGAGGATATAGGTAATCTCCGCCTTGAGAGAATTCAAAATAAATCTTGGCTCCAAATTGTTGTAATTTACCAAGAATTTCAGCATCGATATCCTTTAATCTAGTCGAATCAAAAATTACATGCCATTCAACTTGTAATTTACCATCTTTAGCCGGAAGAGATTCTCCAACGGCAAGGATGTTATTTAATCTGCTACATCTTGTAATTACGTGTAGCTTTCGGGAATTGTCTATCATATTATTATATTACGTCAAAGAAAAACATGTGAAAGAATCTAGCATTTTCAATTGCATCTCCAAAATATTTACTAGGAGCATGAATTTGTTTAGCATCGAATAGAACTAAACGATTGTATACGTTTCCAACTTCATCAATTTTTTCAAATTGTGTCGAGTCATAGAAATTCATTGCAGCATTCTTGCCTCTAAATGTAGTTTCGTATGCTTCTTGGTCTTCGAAATTATCGAATCTTTTTCGACCAGTATTTTTACTAGAATAGAACGAAGTACCTGTTTCGAATGGAGCGTCTTTAGTTAAGAATACCATTCCAGCATACATTTGACTATCAACGTGAAATACTAATGGATCATTTGCTACGCAATATTGGAATACTCCGTTTGCATAACTTTCATAATTCCAGTTTGTAATTTCACGACCAATTATCTTTTCTAATTTCTCTTTAGTACCATCTAAAACGAAACGTGTTTTACTTCTTTTACCTTTATGATAATCAGAAGGGTTGTATTCTAGATTTCTCATTGCGAAATCTCTGACAAAATCAGGATCCGCGTAGAAGTCATCAACTACGATTAATCCTTTGTCTTCATTACAGAATCCAGAGTAATAAGCAATAAAATTGTCAATGCTTCCTGGATTATAGGTAAGTTCTCCAAAGTTAACTTGGATATTTGCACCTTTTGGAATATTAAAAGAAACTCCAACCTGATCATCTTTACCAGGATAAATTTCGGTAACATCTGGTCGACTAATAACTTCTAATGGTATTTCTATATCATTGACTATCAATGAACTAACAGGTTTAAAGAGATCACCATCCTTGACAGCTATCCAACCTGTTACATTGTAATTATTATCTGATACTTTTGTAATTGAATCAAAGTGCCAGAAAACATTCTGGTCTTTCGTGAAATGGTTGTAAATCATAAGTGTGTTTGTTATTATATCGTATTAATTGATTAAGTTTATCTTCTCTTTTTATCGAAGTTTATATATGTATCGGGATTTACTGTGAGCCCATCGGCAATATCCATCATTCCTTTAATTATCTCTTCCTTTGATGCTCCCTTGTCGACAAGTTCAACAATTACCTGCTCGTAATATTGATTGTGTTTCTCGAGATCGGTAAACTTCCAATTTTTAGGACAGCATCCACAGAAGTATTGTTCAAGTTTAATGTAACCATACTTACATTCAAATTCTGAACCTTTAAATCCGCATGGTTTTAGAGTATCGTAATATGAATCCCAGTCTAGTTTAAATGGCCAATGTTCGTCATGGACAAAGGTACCCCATTTCATAAACGCTGATTTGAGTTGAAATCCTTCAGCCTCTTTTTCAATTTCAGCTCGACCCCAATTAGGATTCCCCTTTATTTCAACAGCATCTCCATTATCATCAAAGAATTCAGAGAGTGGAAGGATTCCAGTTTCGTAAAATCTTTTGTTTCGACGAATAACAGGATTGTTAGTATATTCCTTTTTTGATAGGATCCAATAGTTAATTGATTTGTAGTTTTTCTCTTCTAGTAGAATATCTTCTTTAAGCCAATATGAATACCCAAATTGACGATCATCAGTATCATTTAAGTATCTACGAAGAACCATTTGGTCTAAATCAGAATCTTCCATACATTCAACAAGTTCATCTATCCAGTTTGGTGAGAGTCCGCTGATTTTCTGAGGTAAACAAGTCCAATCTCCTTCTAAGAATAAAACGTATTCATAATTCTCGACCAGTTCATTAAGTCGATTAATTCCAGCGCCGACTCCTAAATTCTTTTCAGAAAGTTCTAGGTGCCACGTGATATTAGAGTACTGATTAAATAATCTTTCAGTCACTTCTAACAATTCATCATTATATGAATTCAAGAATATGTACCAATCTCCTTCAAAATCAGGATTAGCGTCTGTGAAAGAAGAGATTGTTCTTTCTAGATACTCTGCTCGATACTGAGCGTCATGTGAAAGGGTTGCGATACAGAATTTCATAATCTTATATTATTATACTACATTCTATATATTAAGAAAAACCGGCAAGTACCGGTTGAAAACGACCCGAGAGCAGTTCTAATGGTATGCTACTCGGGTACTGTTTATTAAGATTCGAATCCAGGTAATTTTTCAGCAGGATTATGCGTAATTAAACCATTCGCAATATAAGTATCGGTATTTTCAACGTCCATTGAATATACAATCTTTGCGTCTTCTCCTTGTAAAACATCAATTGAAGTTATTTCAATACTGCTTCCATCCTTGTCAACTAGGAAATCTCCAACTTGAATATTCTTTGATTGTTCAAAAAACCAATCATTTCCTCTTTTAATAAAATGAGCATGCGATTCAGAAGTTTCAATTAAACCGTTATTAAAGTTATGAATTCTTTGAGATCTAAGAGGACGGATACCAACTACTTTAACTTCAGTTTCTACCAGGTTTAAAGTATCAGTTGACCATCCAACAATTGTATCGTCTTCGGGCGCATCGCTGATTTTCATGCCTTTTAAAAGGTCTCCAATTCTGATTTTTTCAATTAACTTAAAGGTTCCGTCGGCCATTTCAATACTAGTTCCTTTAACCGGACATCCTTGTTGACAACTTGCACCAGTTTGAGTCCCACCGTAGAACAATGACTGTAAACACCTATACTCGCCGTATGAGTAGCCGCTCACATTACCTCCTTGACAGTTAGTACCGGACCAGTACTCATATCCATCTAAATAAAAGTCGTAGCATTCCTCCGGCGGTGGCGGAGGAGGCTCGTAATTGAACACTGCTCCTAAATAGTAAGTATCTTCCCAACCTGGAGTTGGTACATAATAACTAACATTTGCGTTGTATGCCCAAATTTCGTATGGATCAGTTCTCATCCAATACGCAAATGTATAATTCGCATTGGCGATTGCATTTAAAGTTACCCACACATCACTATTAGATGTAACCGCAAAGTTCTGTGGCGGATAAATAGAACCTGCAGTATATCCACTTGACCAAGGCGCAGTTACAGCAACCTGTCCAGCACCAGCATCAACAGCAAGCGTCCAACATCTGGTATTAATCCAACTATTTGTTGCGAATGCCATGTTTCCGGTACCTGCGTATCCAGCAAACTTGCCTCTTATGCTAGAAGCTGTTGTAAATCCACCATTTCCGCATTCTATAATCGATCTTAGTGTAGAAAGCGCATATCCTCCAACTGAAACTAATTTACCCATTACGTGTTAATAGTATTTTTTATCCATGCTTGCTGATATTTAAAACCATTTAAATATTTGTCTTTATTAAATATTATAGTTGGTGGAGCATCATAAGTTTCAGGAATTACCTGTGGATCGATATCGATTATGTCAGTCTGATATGTAAATCCATAATCTTCATATAATACACGCGCAACTGAACATGGAACCTCATCAGCCTCATTAACAATAATATTCATTTGAACTTTAGAATTATTACAACCCCACCAAGTAAAAACTCCGTCTGTATTAAGAAACTTACTAACATTATTAGCAAAACCAAGAATACCATTGTAATCTTCTGGAAATGCATCATATCCGACATTATAGTATATAAAATCAAAATTAGTAGGGAAGCCTTCAACTCTGGTTGAATCTTCCCAACGATCTTCAATAACATGTGTTGTTCCTTCGGTAATAAATCCAGCAGTAGTCATTCGACCTCTCTGATCCGCACTAGATTCAATAATCCAATGCTCGGCTGGTGCTAAATTTCTAATTAAAGAATTTAGTATACCAATACTGTGTCCAATTACTAATACCTTTTTACCAATAATATTATCAGCAAATCTAGTTACAGTATCTTGAAGTACTGGAGTATCGAAAGGATTCATAGTCCACGTGTAATAATTCTGTGGTGTAAGCAGAATATTTAAATTTGGATCAATGATATAACATTTTGATTGCTTGACCTTGTCTAAGGGAGCAACATTATATTGAGTTAAATAGTCAATTCTTGCTTGCATATTATTTGTTCTCTAAGTTTTTAACTTTTTGTGAAAGTTCTTTAATAGCCTCAACAAGTACACCAATCAGATCAGTATAACTTACTGTTTTATATCCGTCAGCTTTATCAACTACCATATCAGGTAAGATTAACTCGACTTCTTGAGCGATCAAACCAGTCCTTTTACGACCAGTTAGATCGGTGTTTAATGTATATTCAACTCCTCGTAGAGATTCAACCAGCGAGAGCGCGTTATCTACTGTTTTAATATTAGACTTAAGATTAGCATCTGAAGAAATAGTTACATCAACAAATGTAGGAGAATCAGAAGTTCTAACATATTGATTCATTGCGGTGGCATACACGTTTGATGTTCCAGTTGCACCAGTTGGTCCGGTTGGTCCGGTTGGTCCGGTTGGTCCGGGTGATCCTGTTCCTCCTGTTCCTCCAGCCGGTCCAGTAGCTCCCTGTGGACCAGTTGGTCCTGTTGCTCCTGTTCCTCCTGTTCCTCCAGCCGGTCCAGTAGCTCCAGTGAATCCTTGTGGTCCTGTTGCTCCTGTTCCTCCATTCGTTCCGTTAGTTCCAGCAGGTCCGGTTGGTCCGGTTGGGCCTTGTCTACCTTGTGGTCCTGTTGGTCCTGTTCCTCCTGTTCCTCCAGCCGGTCCAGTAGCTCCAGTAGCTCCTTGTGGTCCTGTTCCTCCTGTTCCTCCAGTTGGTCCTGTTGGTCCAGCAACTCCTTGTGGTCCTGTTCCTCCTGTCCCTCCTGTTGGTCCAGCAACTCCTTGTGGTCCTGTTCCTCCTGTCCCTCCTGTTGGTCCAGCAACTCCTTGTGGTCCTGTTCCTCCTGTCCCTCCTGTTGAGCCAGTAGCTCCTTGTGGTCCTGTTCCTCCTGTCCCTCCTGTTGAGCCAGTAGCTCCTTGTGGTCCTGTTCCTCCTGTTGATCCTGTTGGTCCTTGATTACCCTGAGGACCAGAAGCTCCATTACTTCCGTTTGTTCCAGCAGTTCCTTGAATACCGCTTGCTCCTGCTATTCCGTCTAGTCCTGAAGGACCTTGACGTCCTTGAAATCCTTGAGCACCAGTTCCAGTAGCTCCTTGTGGTCCTGTTCCTCCTGTTCCTCCAGTTGGTCCTGTTGGTCCAGCAACTCCTTGTGGTCCTGTTCCTCCAGTTGGTCCTGTTGGTCCAGCAACTCCTTGTGGTCCTGTTCCTCCTGTCCCTCCTGTTGAGCCAGTAGCTCCTTGAGGTCCTGTTCCACCTGTATTACCAGTGATTCCAGTTGGTCCTTGATTACCTTGAGGTCCTGTTCCTCCTGTATTACCAGTGATTCCAGTTGGTCCTTGATTACCTTGTGCACCAGTAGTACCAACAGTTCCTTGAATACCAGTTGGACCTTGGTTACCTTGAGGTCCTGTTCCTCCTGTATTACCAGTGATTCCAGTTGGTCCTTGATTACCTTGTGCACCAGTAGTTCCAACAGTACCTTGAATACCAGTTGGACCTTGGTTACCTTGAGGTCCAGTAAATCCCTGGAATCCAGTTGGACCTTGATTACCTTGTGCACCAGTAGTTCCAACAGTACCTTGAATACCAGTTGGACCTTGATTACCTTGGAATCCAGTAAATCCTTGGAATCCAGTCGGTCCTTGATTACCTTGTTGACCGAATGTTCCTTGAATACCAGTTGGTCCTTGATTACCTTGTTGACCTAAAGTTCCTTGATCTCCAGTCGGTCCTTGACGACCTTGAGCACCTAATGCTCCTTGGAATCCAGTCGGTCCTTGATTTCCCTGAGCACCTAATGCTCCCTGTAAACCGGTAGGTCCTTGATTTCCCTGAGCACCTAATGCTCCCTGTAAACCGGTAGGTCCTTGATTACCTTGATTACCTGTAGTTCCTACAGTTCCTTGAATACCAGTGGGTCCTTGATTACCTTGTTGACCGAATGTTCCTTGAATACCAGTTGGTCCTTGATTACCTTGAGCTCCAGTATTACCTTGAGCTCCTGTATTTCCTTGAATACCTTGGACTGACATGTCGACATTAAATGTCCATGCTCCTCCGCTTCTTAAATATAATTTACCATAATCAGGATCTGACTGCGGTAAAGTACCTCCAACTAAACCAAATTGTCCATTTGGACAAGATGCATCAGCTAAAAGTAATGCTAAACTATTGTATGTTTGATAGATTACGAATCCTTGTCCTACAGTTCCTTGAATACCGGTAGGTCCTTGGTTACCTTGAGCACCAGTTGTACCAACAGTTCCTTGAATACCAGTTGGACCTTGGTTACCTTGATTACCCGTAGTTCCTACAGTTCCTTGAATACCGGTTGGACCTTGATTACCTTGTTGACCAAGTGTTCCTTGAAGACCAGTTGGTCCTTGATTACCTTGTTGACCTAAAGTTCCTTGTAAACCAGTTGGACCTTGGTTACCTTGGAATCCTGTTGGACCTTGATTACCTTGTTGACCTAAAGTTCCTTGTAAACCAGTAGGTCCTTGATTACCTTGAGCACCAGTTGTACCTACTGTTCCTTGAATACCAGTTGGGCCTTGGTTACCTTGAGCACCAGTTGTACCAACGGTTCCTTGAATACCTGTTGGTCCTTGATTTCCTTGGGCACCTGTTGTTCCAACAGTACCTTGAATACCGGTTGGACCTTGGTTACCTTGATTACCTGTCGTTCCTACAGTTCCTTGAATACCAGTCGGTCCTTGATTACCTTGTTGACCAAGTGTTCCTTGAAGACCAGTAGGTCCTTGATTACCTTGGAATCCTGTTGGACCTTGATTACCTTGAGCACCAGTTGTACCAACGGTTCCTTGAATACCTGTTGGTCCTTGATTTCCTTGTTGACCTAAAGTTCCTTGAAGACCAGTCGGTCCTTGATTACCTTGGAATCCTGTTGGACCCTGATTTCCTTGTGCACCGTTATTACCGGTATTTCCTTGTGCTCCTGTTGCGCCGTCAGATAGGAACGATACAAATGAATCTCCTATTATAGTACCAGTACCTGCACTTAAAGAATATCCACTAAATGTATAGTTACTACCACTAAGACTTCTGCTTGTAAATCTAATTATAGCAAAGTTAGCAGGATTACTAATTTGTACTATTTGTACTGAAACTGGTAAAGTTAATCCACCTAATAATGAACCGAAACTTTGAGAAACGCCGGTAGTACCATTTATTACTAATGTTGTACCATTCCAATTATATGTACCACTAATTGGAGTTAAGTTTGTTGAATTCCATGTTGAACTTAGTGCACCGTTTCCGCCTTTATCACCTTGATTACCTTGAGCACCTGTAACTCCAATTACTCCCTGTGGACCAGTCGGTCCTTGATTTCCTTGTTGACCAAGTGTTCCTTGAAGACCAGTCGGTCCTTGATTTCCTTGTTGACCAAGTGTTCCTTGAAGACCAGTCGGTCCTTGATTTCCTTGTTGACCAAGTGTTCCTTGAAGACCAGTCGGTCCTTGATTTCCTTGTTGACCAAGTGTTCCTTGAAGACCAGTCGGTCCTTGATTTCCTTGTTGACCTGTCGGTCCTTGGTTACCTTGATTACCTGTGGTTCCAACAGTTCCTTGAAGACCAGTTGGGCCTTGGTTACCTTGATTACCAGTTGTACCAACGGTTCCTTGAATACCGGTTGGACCTTGGTTACCTTGAAAACCAGTTGTTCCTACAGTTCCTTGAATACCGGTTGGACCTTGGTTACCTTGAAAACCAGTTGTTCCTACAGTTCCTTGAATACCAGTAGGTCCTTGATTACCCTGCGCTCCAGTTGCGCCAATTACACCCTGAGAACCAGTTGGTCCTTGAGAACCCTGAGGTCCATTAGGACCGGTAGTGATTCTATTTTCAAGAGATGTTATCGATGTTTGTAGGTTCTGGACCTGCTTAATTTTTATTACTGACACGTTTTATAAATATGATTAAGTTTATAAGATTGTTGAATCTATTCTATATATTAAGTTAAAAATAGGAATCTAAGTCCTATTCAGAAATATTTGTCTTCCAGTCGTATTTCCAATCTAATTTTCTGTTCTTCTTGTATAGATTTTTAATTAGCTTATCATACGTCTCGACAAGTTTATCGTTTTCAACGGTATATCGCTTAATAATCTCTTGATTTTTTCTATTGTATTCCTCTAAATTCTCATCATGGTGACGCAGAACCCAATTTAGTAAATTAGATCCAACTTCGATATTAAAATCAGGATAATAATATCCAGCATCTTGTATCATATCAGCATTATGGATTAACGGGAAGTTATAATAGAGAACATCTAGATACGCGTAGTTCAATGGATTTTCCCATTGATGTGATATTACAATATCAGTTGCTTCAGCTAGGTAGTGACAGACTGGGTATCTAGGTGTGAATTTAATTTTTGGTGGTTTGGCTTCGCTTACAATATCTAATTGCTTAATCATGGTTTTATAGTAGCCGTTCTTCAGTAGTTTCTCTCCACTCGCAATTTGTATATTGTCAAATTTTGCACCAGCTCGGTATGATTCTTCAGCGATCATAATAGGAATCATTGAATATTTAACCGTGTTTAAATTCGGTTCAAAGACTGAAATTCTTTTTTCTTCTGCTGGGCGAGGTATATAATTTGGTAAGTTTTTACTAAGATTTTGTCTAACTTTATAATCTAGGTCTAGGAACATTGGATCCCACACGAATGGAACAGGAATAGCATTACACCTAAAAATAGTTTTATAGTAATAATGATTTTGATAACCTTGTTGGGGTACATACCATACTTCGTCGGCTCCTAAATCCCAAGTTGCGACCATATCTTTACCCTCTGTAAAAATAGCTCTCTCCATATCAATTACATAGTTGTTTCCACACATGTATTTGATAACCCTTTTATTCTTTCCAGATGCCTTGAACTGGTCCATGTTTTCTTTTGGAAAACTGGTTCCTAATGTGATTAAAATATCTACATCTTTCCAAACATCCCAATATCTTTTAACTGGAAATTCAATAGGATCCCAATTAACTTTGGTCAGGTCCTTTACTTTGTCGCTCGTATCAAGTATGATAACTTCATGTTTACCTATCTTTTTTAGGCACTTCGCCAAGAAGATAGCATTTAATTTAATTCCATTAACCCAAACACTTTCATGTTCAGACTGAAGTCCCAAAGTGATTCCAATAACCATTCTTATTTACTATTATTTAGTTATATTTATTCATAAAAAAAGAGAGCCTTTCGGCTCTCTTTAGTTTAAAGTTATTATAATTCTAGTTACGCTTTAACGTAATTAATCACTAGTGAATCAGATGAATCAATTACATAAGGAAGTCCGGCAAATGTTACAGTGGTTCCAGATATTCCAGTCGGTGCAGGAATCCTAACACCATTTACGAATAATTGAACACTTGCAGTATTTACTGGACTATTTACTAATACTAAACTGAATGGAGCTCCAATTGTAGTAGTAACAAATCCAGCCATTGTGTAGTTTTCAGAGATTAGATCAGCGTCAGCTACATAGTTAGTATCGATTGAAGCGATAGTTGCTTCAACTGTTGATACTCTAGTTTCTAGTGATGTATCTGCAGTTCCTCTAGTTGTAATTTCGCCAGATAGAGCAGTTTCTAATGAATCAACTGATGCGTCAGCACGTAAAACGAAAGTAGCAAAAGCAGTATCGTTAGTTGTGTCTACTGCGTTAATTAATGAAACGATCTCAACGAATGTGTCAGCACTTGCACTAGCAGCGGCTAAGATAGCATCAATTCTGTTTTTCTCAGTAGTGATAGAAGTTGCTAATGAAGTATCAGCAGATCCTCTAGTTGTAATTTCTCCAGATAGTGCAGTTTCTAATGAATCAACAGAAGAGTTAATTACTGTATCAACAGAAGCTCTAGCTACTTCTTCAGCAGAAATTCTAGTAGTTAATGAAGTATCAGCAGTACCTCTAGCAGTTTCTTCACCAGAAATTCTAGTAGTTAACGAAGTCTCAGCAGTTCCTCTAGTTGTGATTTCTCCAGATAGGGCTGTTTCTAATGAGTCAACTGAGTTTTGTAAAGCTGTTAAACTTGAACCAGTTGCAACACCAGCTAAAACAGTCTCGATAGAATCGATAGAAAGATTTTGAGCAGTGTTTACTGATTCAGCAGCAGTAATTGCAGTACCTTGTACGACGTTTACTGATTCAACAGTAGATACTCTCGTATCAACTGAAGAAGATGTTGCTAAAGTTCCAGCTAAAGTTTCTAATGAATCGATAGAAAGATTTTGAGCAGTGTTTACTGATTCAACAGCAGTAATTGCAGTACCTTGTAAGGTGTTTACTGATTCAATTGCAGTAGCTCTAGTATCAACAGAAGATACTCTCGTATCGATTGAAGTTACTTTAGCTTCTAATGAAGTATCAGCAGATCCTCTAGTTGTAATTTCAGCACCTAATGCAGTTTCTAATGAATCAACAGAAGAGTTAATAGAAGAATCAACAGTGTTGATTGCAGTAACTACAGCTTCTAATGAATCAACTGAAGCTCCAACAGCACTAACAGCACTAGCTCTAGCTACTTCTTCAGCAGAAATTCTAGTAGTTAATGAAGTATCAGCAGTACCTCTAGTTGTGATTTCGCCAGATAGTGCTGTTTCTAATGAATCAACAGAAGATCCTAGAAAAGTTACATCATTTGTTAAATTAGCAAATCTAGTATCGGTTGAAGTTCTAGGTGCGGCTGCTCCAGCTAAAGTTTCTAATGAATCAATAGATAAATTTTGAGCGGTGTCGGTAGATTCTATTGCCGTAGCTCTAGTATCAATCGATGTTTTTGTTGCTAGCGTTCCAGCTAACGTCTCTAAAGAGTCTATTGAAGAACCTGCAGCGGATGTGGTTAATTCAAGAGAATCAACTGAATTTTGCAAGTCTGTTAAGCTAGAACCAGTTGCAACACCAGCTAGCACAGTTTCAATAGAGTCAACAGATGCTTCAGCTGCAGTAAATCGGGTGTTTACAGCAGATGCATTTGGAATCTGAGCACTAGTTACCGTACCCCAGTTTACGGTAGCTAAGAAATCAGAAATTTGTTTTGACCTTAATTGCGACATATGTTTTTAAATTTGTTTGGTCCCAGTTCATAATTGATCTGGATGATTTATATATTATTAAAGCTCCTATATATTAGAAGATTCTTCAATATTATAGTAATAATTTTGCACTAAAATGTATTATGATTCTACCTGATATGTCATGTCTATTCTATCATATCCGTCTAAATCATAGCCTGCTAAAATTCCATTCCAATATAGAGTATCTCCAATTGATAATTGCGCGTATGTTTTTGGTGTTAATCCGCCATCGACTGAGAAATAACAACTTTGATTAGTTCCTGTGCCGTCTTTAACATCTATAATCGATCCATTTACATTAATTTCGATAAATGTTGCGGTTGTAGGTTGTCTAGACAAAGTTATTCCAGTAGATGCATTATTTCCAGAAGTTGTAATTGGAATTCTATTTCTTTCAGTAAATGATACTGGATGAGAAATACTTTCGATATTATCTATGCTTGCAAATATTGCTAGCAATTGAGAAGATAGTTGAGATTCTAAAGAATCGATTGAAGAAGATAATGTAGTTCCACCAATTGTAGTTTCTAAAGAATCAATCGAAGAAAGAACATGTGATAAAGAAGAGAGTTGAGATTCTAAAGAATCAACCGAAGAAGACAATGTAGTTCCACCAATTGTAGTTTCTAAAGAATCAATCGAAAGAAGAACGTGTGATAAAGAAGTTTCGATATCGGCAACATCGGCAAATGCTTCTAATTGGTAAGATATTCTTGAACCGATCGCCCATGTCAAAGCAGCGTATATTTGACTGCTAGCAGCTGCTTCAAATTCTAATGTAATTTGTATCGCATCACCGAATTCGCTATCAGTACTTCCGTTTAAATTAATTCTACTCCATGATATGATTTTGTAAACAGCATATTGAGTTGGAGCTAGAGTATTTATTAATGTTATGATTCCTTCGCATTTAGCTAATCTGTTTGTTAAGAAATTTTCTAATGAAGATAATCTAATACTGTTCTCGTTAAGATTATTGAATTTTATCGTTGTTACACTTTGGGGTGCGCTGCTATTTATTGAAGCAGTACCGGAAGCTGTTGGGTTTGCTCCAGTGATAGAACTAATATTGAATGTAGAAACTAATGAATCTCCAGCAACTGCCTCCTGTAATAAAGGAATTCCAGTGGCTGCAACTGTACCTAATGCAAATTGATCAAACGCGTATGTTTTTGTGGTCGGATAATAATTTACAGTATCGACAAAAACAACTTCGGCGTATATTGCTCCTACATCTAATCTACTAGAATAAAATTGTGAAATTGTAAATTCGATTTCTCCTCTAGTTGCAGGATTTGTTGAAACAGAAATTGGTTCTCCACCGTACGCTGTTAGGTCGTCTGGATATCTGAATGTTAATAATCTTTTTCCAGCAGCATTAAATAAAGATATTCTAAGAGAACCTGAATTTCTTACGTCTAGGTGCTGTCCTATGAAATCTTTAAAAAATGTTAATTTTACGTTAGTTGATAGTCCTTGGCCAATACCAACTGTTTGCTCTAAATATATTAGAATGTCATCTTTTGCAAAGTAAGCCATTTTTGTCTGTTTATTGTTTTTATCTTGTTTATATATCTGGAATACTAACTACTCAAGTGTTAGTTTTAAGATAATTGAATAATTTATATCGAGTAATTGGTAAGAGGCATGTTTCTAGAGGAAAAGCTTTCTTAATATCTGCTCTGATATGTATTCTACTAGGCTCGTTTATGCCTACTATGGTTACAAAATCAGATATTTTTTCGATAGAGTAATCATCTTCATCTTTAAATAATTCAAATTTGAAATCTTTCCAATTTGTTAAAATCGAACCCGGTTTAATAAAACTATAGATCCTGTATTTCTTATCATTAGTGCATAGTATTAAATACCCGTTAACATAGACTCTCTTCTGCTCGGGTATTTGAGTAAAATTAATAAACTTTTCAGTATCTCTCCATTTAGCTCGAATGTCTTTGTATATTTTTTCAAAGAAAACCGTTGCATCCTCGGAAATACTTATTATAGTATTAATTTCATCAGTGTTCGCATTGTTGTATTCGTATTGAAGAGACATTGTATCGATATCAATGCCCTTGAGAGTTCTTAATCTAGAAGTAATTTCGTCGATTTTGTACTTGAATTTGTAGAGATAGTCTAGATGGAATTCAACTTCATCTAGAACAGGAAAGATGTCACCATCCTTTATTAACGACTGATATTTATTAGCCGCTGAAAGAAGCTTATACTTCTTAAATTCGTAATCTATTGGTTGTGAAGTAAGCCAATCATCATCCAGTATCTCCATGTTGTATGTATCACGGAGATGCTAGTAAATGTTAATTCTTTTTCTTAATTTTAACCGGTTCAGAATTCTTTTTAGAAGGAGAAATATATTCGGTAGATGATGTAGTTAATCCCCATTGCAGAATAAACCAGCTAGCCTCCATTTCGGCCAGTTTCTTAGTTAATCCTAATTCTTTGCTAATTCTGGTAACACAATATTCAGTGAATTTCTTTTGTTCTTCTGGTGTTGTCTGAAAATTCATATACCAATTTGGCATATCTACAACCTGTTCGTAAGTTTTGCCGAATGGTTCTAGTTGTTTATTGATTAATTCAATAAAAAGTTTGCGTTGTCTGTCTCTGCTCATAGCTCGATAATTTCATTTAATAATCCTCGGTCGGTTAAGGCGATAAATTCATTTGAAGACATAGATACTTGAACACATCCTTTAGCAGGAATATTTTGATATGTGATAGAGTCTTGCTCATCTGAATCAAGAGACCATACAATATCAAGAATTCTTTTTAAGTACTCTACTTTGTCTGATTCGATGTAAATATGTACATTCATTATTTTTTATTATTTTTTACAATAAAATCGATAATACCATATTCTAAAGCCTGATTAGCATCTAACCATAAATCTCTTTCGGCATCTTTTTTAACTTGTTCTGGATCTTTACCGCAATATTCTCCTAGTAAACCAAATAATACATCGTTTACTTTGATCCATTCTTTCCAGTCAATTGCAGCATCTTGAATATTTCCACTGAAACCTCCAGAAGATTGGTGTAGCATTGTTGTACTGAATCTTAAAGAAGACCTTTTACCTTTAGTACCAGCTCCTAATAAGATTGATCCCATTGAAGCGGCCATTCCAGTGTTTACGGTTTTGATATCGCTCTTAATGTAATCCATTACATCCACCATTGATAATCCGGATTTACAGCTTCCACCACCAGAATCAATATGCATTGTAATATCGTCGTTGTTTACTGAATCCAGAAACATCAACTGAGCCTGTACGATGGTTGACATATTATCGTTAACTTCTCCAGCTACCCATAATAATCGATCCATCATTAATCTAGAGAAAATGTCCATTTGACTAACTCTTAATTCTCTCTCTTCTAGAATATACGGTGTCAAAGATCCTTGAACCTGTTTACCGTAGTAATCTAATTTTAAAGATGAGATGTTATGCTCAGATTTGGCATATCTATTAAATTCTTTGTCTTTGCTGTAGTAATTCATAATTGTTCTAGTATTTCTTTAATAATTTTACAAGTTTCGTATTCTTCTATTTCTAAAAAATAGGCGTGTGCTTTGTTTAATGATTTTTTCCAGTTTTCTTTTTCTAAACTAATATCGTATTTACTTCCGTTATCGTCTTCGAACTGACATAATATATTATGCTTAATTGTACCATCTAATGTGTTTAAAACATGCGAGACTATTTGTCTATTTAGCGTGTCTTCTCCTTCTCTTTCGAGATAATTACTAAGTAACTTATTGGAATGATTCCGCCCTAGCATTATCTTTATTATTGGTACTTTTTTCATTAATGGTTACGTTTAAGTATTTAGATAAAACGGCTAGATATTCTATATTTTTAGAATTTTCATTGGTAGAGATCGCATCGATTTCGTCAATGTAATCGTTACCAATTTCAGTTAGTGTAAAATTATTAAAATCATCGACGTAGAATAATGGTTTTGTAAGCTCCATGGAATATTGCTTATCTGCTTTTCCATTTTCTAAAATCTGATCAGACAATTCAAAATGTCTTTCGTAATAATGGATATTATCGGCAAAATGAACATACTCTCCAATCTCTAAAGTTGGATATGTTTCTTTTAACCAAAGAAGCATGTGTTGATGTACCACTGCAAAGAAAGGAGCGTCAAATGTAAGACCATAGAAAATATCGTTAGATCGCATTTGAACTTTCATATTCAATTTATTATCTCTAATAAAAAAGTTAAGGTACATTGTACAAACAAAATCTTTATTACCTTCAAATTGATATTTTGGCTGATTCAAGAATGCAATTGCTTGACGAGTATTTATGTCAGCTTTTAAACTATCTAAGCACCATTTAAGTTGAGGTCCGAATAATAAGGCTCCGTAGTTTGAATTAATTTCATTTGTACCAGGATTTGTAATACCTTTCCAGAAATTAGAGAACTTATTAATGTAATCGATATCACAGTCTTTTTTAAGATACCATGCTACTTCTCCAGCAAAATATTTCCAGTTAAAAGCTCTGTCTTTAAATGATGCAAATGGCTGAATAGAATCTACTGAGTATTGACCATATATTAATTCACGAACTTTTAAACTTCTCGGCTGAGATTCCGAACCGTTTTTATTAATGTCTTCGATTATATCGATAAACGTGTTTGAAAAATTACTCATTGTTTTTAATTATAAAGGTTATACACTTATTTCAAAGAAAGTTTAATCGCATCTTTTTCGTGATTGACGGTATAAAAGAACTCTGTTGAAGGAGTTATTGTCTTATCAATGATTGAATCTGCCAATAAGTCTTCTACAAAATGCTGGATAGCTCGTTTAATTGGTCTTGCTCCGTATGCAATATCATAACCTTCTTTAACCAAGAATAATTTAGCTGATTTTGTAAATTTAATAGTCATTCCCTGATCTAATAATCTTTCAGCAACTTCTGCTAATTCAAGTTCTACAATCTTAAGAATAGATTCTTCAGATAATTGCTCAAATAAAATCATATCATCTAATCTATTTAAGAATTCTGGTGGGAACTTGTTCTTTAATTCTTTCCTGATCACCGATTCCATTTTAGCCTTTTGACTAGATATTGAGCCGTCTGTAAAACCAATACCTACTCCAAATTCAGCAAATTTACGGGCACCAATATTAGAAGTCATAATGATAATTGTATTTGTAAAATCAATTGTTCTACCTAAAGAATCAGTTAACCTACCATCATCTAAAACCTGCAATAGGGTATTAAAAATATCTGGATGCGCTTTTTCAATCTCATCAAATAATACTACTGAATATGGTTTTCTACGAACTTGCTCGGTTAATTGACCGCCTTCTTCGTATCCAACATATCCCGGAGGAGCTCCAACTAGGCGAGAAACTGTAAATTTCTCAGAGTATTCGCTCATATCAATTCTAATCAAATTATCTTCTGAACCAAAATAATATTCGGTAAGTGCTTTTACTGTTTCAGTTTTACCAACTCCAGTTGGACCAATAAACATAAATGAACCGATTGGTTTCTTAGCTGAAGATACTCCAGTTCTAGAACGCTTAATAACTCTACATAAAGAATCTACCGCTCCACTCTGACCAATTATAATTTTATTTAATTCTTTATTCATTCCTACAATCATCTTACTCTCATCTCCACTTAGACGAGTTACCGGAATTCCAGTAATTTCAGCAATTGTCCCGGCAACATCTTGATCAGTAACACGTCTACGTTTATCTCGTAAACTCTTTTCCCAATCTTTTAATTTAGCCTCGATTTCTTTTCTTTTACCAAGTTCAGCATCTCTAAAATTTGCAGCTGCTTCATAATCTTGTTTACTAACAGCTTCGTGTTTTTGTTTTCCAAATTCATCAGCTTCATCTTCCATCTTTTTAACATAAGGAGGAACGTTAATTTCTAGCAAATGTATTTTAGAACCAACTTCGTCCATTATATCAATAGCCTTGTCTGGTAATTCTCGTTGTGTGATATATCTTTCAGATAACTTTACGCAAGCTTCAATAGCTTCAGGTGTATAAGTTACCGAATGGTGATCTTCGTATTTCTCTTTAATCTTGTTTAAGATTTCAATTGCTTCGTCTATTGAAGGTGGATCAATGAAAACTTCTTGAAAACGACGAGTTAGAGCTCCATCCTCTTCAATATGTTCTCTGTATTCGTCGGTTGTTGTAGCGCCAATACAATGAACTTGTCCTCGTGCAAGAGCAGGTTTTAGAATATTAGAAGCATCTAAAGATCCAGAAGAACCTCCAGCGCCGATCAAAGTATGAATCTCATCAATGAATACAATAACGTCCTGATTTGACTTAAGTTCTTCAACAATCATTTTCATTCTCTCTTCAAACTCTCCACGATATTTGGTACCGGCTACAATTGTGGTTAGGTTAAGAGAGATAATTTTCTTATTTAATAGGGTACGCGCAACTTTCTTTTCGACTATGCGCTGAGCAATTGCTTCAACGATTGCAGTTTTACCAACTCCTGGATCTCCTAGGATAATTGGATTATTTTTCTTTCGACGAGAAAGAATTTGGCAAACTCGATGAACTTCTTTTTCTCTACCAATAATTGGATCTAATTTACCTTCAGCTGCTAACTGTGTTAAATCTTCTCCAAATTGATCTAGGAATGGAGTTCTACCTTTTCCACCTTTTTTGGGACTAGTCCCTGTACTATTTATATCTTCTATATTATCCATCATGTCTATTGTATTATTACTATATTTATTTAATTAAAAATTCGTATTCGAATCAGGACGATATTTTGCATTGTGCTCGATAATCTTCTGTACTGCCTCTTCTCCAGTGTCGACGATTCTGAATAGTTCAAAATCATCATTAGACATTTTACCATTAATAAACACGGTATCTATTAACCATTTATATAGACCGCTCCAGTAATCTTTTCCTACTAATATAATAGGAAACTTAGGAGAGTGTCCAGTTTGAGCAAGTGTAAGAGCTTCAAATAACTCATCAAGTGTTCCTAGACCTCCAGGAAAAACGATAAATCCTTGTGAGTATTTTATAAGTGAAACTTTTCGGGTAAAGAAGTATCTACATGTTATACCCTTATTGACATAGGGATTCATGCTTGCCTCAAATGGTAATTCAATTCCTAATCCGATCGATAAACCCTCTTTAGCTCCTTCGTTTACGGCTTCCATAACTCCTGGTCCACCGCCGGTTATTACTCCAAATCCAGCTTCGACTAGTTGTTTTCCAACGACCAAGCCTTCTTGATAGAATTTATCATCTTTAGGAGTTCTTGCTGAACCGAAAACGGCGATACAAGGACGGTCTAAATCAGATAGTTCATCGAACGCTCGAGTAAACTCGCCCTGTATTCTGAGAATTTGCCAGGCGTCAATAGACTTATTAGACATATTAATCTTCTTTTTGGATTAAACCTCGATTAGGACCGAAGGACATTAAACGTTGAACACAATTACTACATAGAACCGAGGCAATTTCAGTTCCAGTAAAAACCCATTGATCGCAAACTCCGTCTTCTGGAGCAGCTTGAGAATATTTACTTAATTCAGGTTTTGAATTCATGCAAATCATCGCATGGGCCATCTTGCCGGTCTTGTTGCCTAAATGTACCGTTTCCATCATTTTAGTTTTCCAACCAACTACTTCTTTTTTACTCGCCATCTTGTTCGATTTTTGTGAATTCGTATTTACCCTTAATAAAATGATTTAGCGCCTGTCCAGCACTACCAGAGTTTGCAAACTTGTGATAGTCATCGGCTTCAACTCCATGGTAGGAATAGACGGCACCACTTTTGAAAGTTACAATGAACTCTTTAGTGTCAGCATAGTAGCTAGTCATTTCGATTGTTGAAGACTCTAATTGCGTGTGTTGAACTTTAATCATATTTCTTTAATTTTAGTTATGTGGGGGATTTTCTTTACCTATCTTATATGGGAAATTTTTGAGTTGTTTCATGTAATCTATGTCCCTAAGAATTTTTATACACAGTCTATATTATAATACCATTGGGCCTCTCACCTTCGGCCCTCACCTTCGGCCTCTCACACTTTCCGTTTGGACATCTTCAACTGGTCTAACACCCTGATAGTAACGCCAGCGTACCATCGGAAGACTACGTGGTCCCTTTAAGTACCATTATGAATATTCATATTAACCAAGAAGGTAGGGACAGCCTCACTGAAGGGTGACAATACCAAGTGCTCTTATTTCTATGTCCCCTCCGATAGTGCCTCTGCCGATCCTTTGAATGTCTAACCTCTTTTACGGTTTACAGTTTACAATAAACAATATGATTGGAGTCTAGTAGCCCTTTGAGTTCGACGCACCTCCACCGACGAT